CCGACACGAACCAGTACAATCCTGGTGATGTGGTGCTGACGGCTGCAACGGGCGCAGATGCCAACGGTATCCCCGATGTCATCAAGAACACCACAGGCACCGGCGTCGTGCGCGGCGTGGTTGTGGGATGTCTGCTGGCTAACCCCCGCCAACCGTCGATTCAGGGCACCAACCTCGACCTGACGGTCCAAAACATCCCTGCAACCAAGACCCGTGACTACTATGTGCTGGTGGTGGATGATCCCGCAGTCATCTTCCAAATTCAGGACGACGGCATCACCACGGCGAACCTCGTTGCTGCAAGCGTGGGCCTCAATGCATCGTTCACGGTCACGAACCCCACGGCACCGCAGCAAAACTCTGCCACGGTTCTCTTGTCGTCCTCGTTCGCAGTCACGGCTGGTCTGACGGTCAAGCTCTTCGGACTCTCGCAGCTCCCCAACAACTCTTTTGGTGCGTATGCCACCTGGGACGTCATGATTAATCAACATGAATTCCAGGGCAATACGGCTGGCGTCTAAGCCTTTCACCATCTAACATTCAAGGAGAGATGCTATGCCTGGCATTATCAATACTGGTTCCTATCCCAAGGGGCTGTGGGAAGGTGTCAAATCGTGGTGGGATTCGGCAGCCGCCAGTGCCCCGCAATACGCCCCGCTCATGTTCTCGAAGGTCGAATCCTCGAAGAACTACGAAGAATACGTGCAAAGCGTTGGCCTCGGCCTGGCTGTGTTCAAGCCGGAAGGTCAACCCATCACGTATGATTCGATGCAACAGGGCTTCGTGACCCGTGGTACGAACGTGGCATACGGCCTCGGCGTCATCACCACGCACGAAGAACTCAAAGACAATCTCTACGTCAAACTGACGAAGAATCGTGTTGAAAAGCTCCGCCGCGCGTTTGCCGAGACGAAGAACATCAACGCGACGAACATCCTCAATCGTGCCTTCAATTCGTCCTACACGGGCGGTGATGGCGTGAGCCTCCTGAACACCGCGCACCCGAACTTCACGGCGGGCACGTGGCAGAACAAGCTCACCATCGACGCACAACTTTCGCAGGCTGCTGTCGAAGACATGCTCATTCTGATGATGCAGGCCACTGATGACCGTGGATACATTGAGCCGTTGGCTGGTGACAAGCTGATTGTCCACCCGAACAACAAGTTCAATGCCGATCGCATCCTGAAGACTCCGAAGCAAGTCGGTACGAACAACAATGATATCAACCCCATCAACACCGAAGGTTTGCTGATGGGCGGTGTCGTGTCGAATCCGTACCTGACGGCCGCCGATCCGTGGTTTATCACCACGGGTTGTCAAGATGGCATGATCTGGCAAGAGCGGGAAGAACTGGAAATCTGGGAAGACAATGACGCCGATACCCGCAACTACAAGGTCGGAGCTTACGAACGTTACGTGTTCCTGTGGGGCAACCCGCGTGGCCTCTACGGTTCGAACGCCGCGTAAACGAAACTGAACTTCCCATCGCGGGATTTGTTTGTAGGAATTAATAATTATTACTTCCTATGAATAAATCCCGCTTTTCACTGAATTGACGGAGATTTACTATGGCAACGGCAGGCAGCACCAATCGCAATTCCCAAACCACGCGCATGCCCCTCGGCGTCACGAACGCTGCGCAGTGGCAAACCATGAGCAATGCAGGGCTTTTGGATCCGACATGGGCGCACACCTACGCCAATGACTTTGACCAGTATGTGTCGGGGGATTGGACCCTCTCGGGTACGGGTACCCCGGCAGCGGCACTGGCAGCGGGTGATGGTGGCATCCTCAATCTCTCCACGACTGCTGGCGCATCGGATTCAGCATTCCTCATTAAGAATCCTACGGCATTCAAGGTCAGCACCGCTAACAAGCAGACGTTCTTCAAGTTTGCGGGCACCGTATCCCGCACGGATGGAGCCTTTTACTGTGGCCTGACCTCCACGGCAGTGGCCGAAGCCAACATCGTCAACGGCATCGTGCTGTACAAGGCAGCGGCGGGCACCACGTTTGTGCTCGATGTGATCGCGGCATCGACGCACACCAGTGTGGCATTGCCTGCCTCATGCGTTATCTCCGCCTCTACCTACATTGAATTGGGCATTGCCGTTGACTCCCTCGGCAACGTGGCAGCATTCTGGAACCCGACCACGGGCAATAACCAGATCAACGGTGGTGTCGTAGGCTCGACCGCCCCCCGTGGTGCCGTGGCCCTCCTGCAAGTTCCCACGCTGCCCACGGTCACGTTGTCTCCGATTGTCAGCTACACCAACGGTTCGGCGAATGCTGTCACGGTCGGTGTGGACTATCTTGTTGCCTCGACCGAACGCTAAGGAGTTGTCATGGCTAACGTTCTGACAACGCAAACGATTGTCGACGGGCCGCGCAATCTTGTGGTGAAGGTCACTGGCACGCTGGACACCTCTGACCTCGCACTGACAACGATTGTCACGCCGTCGTCAACATTTCGAGCCCCGCCTTTGGTGCAGTTGATGCACATCGACTACTCGATGACCGACCAGTTGGAGATTCAGCTTCAGTGGAAGGGCACGCCCAACACCCCGCTGATGCCTCTGGCAGGCCGTGGTCGCATGAGCTTCGTGGACTTTGGTGGATTGCCTGACAATGCCACCAGCCCCACTGGCGATATCCAAATGTTGACCACCGGTTGGGCCTCGGGTATCCAGGTTTTCACTCTTGTATTGGAAATGGTCAAGATTGGCCTGACAAACGCAGGAGTACGATAATCATGGGTACGCGGGTAACGGCAGTTGGACGCGCTACCGGCATTACAAACGTTCGCACAGATCTGTGGAATGTGGGCGGGACTTACGTTTTTCCACCTGCCCCTACCCAAATGTCTGTCGTATCAACAAGCGCGAATGATTCTGCTGCGGGTACTGGCGTCAGGATGATTATTATTCTGTATCTTGACGACCAGTACAATCAGCAGTTGACACAAGTAACTCTAAACGGTACGACTCCTGTACTGACAACGCCCACCAATATCCTGAGAATCAACAAGGTATTTTCAGCTTCTGTAGGTAGTGGGGGATCGGCGGCTGGTAACATCACCATATCAAACGGGGGAAACACCTATGCCAGAATCGATGCCACATACACAGCATCCAGACAAGCCATAGGCACTGTGCCCGCCAATATGTTTGGGTACATCACTGGCTGTGTGTTCAGTGGATGCTCTACAACAGTGGGGGAATTCATCGAATTCGATTTGCGAGTTTCGGCCCTTGCCGACACGCTACTTCCGGGCATTTTTGTGACCGTGGCTACATACGGCATAAGTAACGGAGCGATGGAGCAAACATTCGACCCCCCACAGTTAGTCCCTGCAACGGCTGATGTGAAAATAACCTGCGCCAGAACGACTGGATCAGGCATGGTAACGGCTGCGGGGAGCTATAGTGGGTTCCTCACAGGGACACTTATCACTTAACAGGATGCCATCATGCACAAAAAGATTGCCACCCCAACGGCCAAAAGACAGCCAAAGCCAGAGTCCTCGAAGCTCACGGCCAAGGCAGGGGCCAAGAAAATGGCCGAGTTGATGACCCGCAAAGTCTCCCACACGCAGGCCATGCGAGAGCAAAAGCAGAAGAAAGCAAAATATCGGTAACCGGAGAGTCTTGCCATGCCTACCTACAGCGGCACTTATACATTTGGAATGACGGCGCTGCAGATAGTGCAGGCGGCGCTCAGGCTAACGGGGGCCTTTGATGAGTACGAGACCATCCCCAACACGGATCAAGATAATTGCCTGCAGGCATTGGAAATCTTGGTGAAGGAGATGGCACAGGATGGCTTGCCCTTGTGGTGTGTGAAAGATGTTGCATTCCCCACTGTCGTAGGGCAAGCCACCTACAATCTGTCAACCATCACGGGCACGACACTCCCGCTGCGGATTCTTGACCAGTACATTGTGGATCAAGCCGGAAACAGCGTGACCCTCATCATGACGTCACGATATGATTGGGACACTTTGGGGCAGAAGTTTCAACCGGGCATTCCCAATCAGGTCTGGTACGATCCACAGCTGAATTCGGGCACCCTCACCCTGTACGATGTGCCAATCGACAATACCCACACCATCCACGTTGTGGTGCAACTGCAGATGATGGACGTTGGAGCGTTGACCAATAACGTCTACTTCCCGCAGGAAGCCTACCGCATGCTCAAGTGGTGCCTGGCAGATGAAATCTGCCTCGAATACCGCACCCCTGCCGACGAACGCAAGGAAATCAACGACAAGGCCACCGGCTACCGTGACAAGTTCTTCAACGCAGAATTCGGCCAAGAACAGACCAGCGTGTTTTTCACCCCTAGCGAACGTCAGAGGATGTAACCATGGCTGACATGACAAGATCCGGCATGGGGGATTTGGAAATCACCTGGACCCACGGGATAGAGAGCCGTGATGGAATGTTAACCAGCGATGCCCAGATGGTAAATGCGCTGGTGGAAAAAGACAGCCAAGGAGTCTGCTGTGTAAAGCGCCCTGGCACTGTTTACACAAACCCTACGGGGCCACAGGGAACAGCTCAAGGAAGTGTGTATATCAATGGGGTTCTGTGGTGGATTGTCAATGACAAACTCTACATCAACGGGACTACAGCTCTGATCATCACACTCCCAGGTCTGACTGTAATGGACCTTCAGTACTCCACACTGAGCGATTTTGTCGTTGGCACCTCTTATCTTCACAATGGCGTGCAGATGTGGAAGATTGTCGGTACCACAGCAACTCTTGTTTCGGGAAGTCCGACTCCCCTCTCACCCGGCTTCGTAGAATTAGATGGTGTTGCGTATGTCATGGATACTTCTGGGGTCATCCATGGCAGTGCCATCAACGACGCTGCTACCTGGCCAGCACTTGATTTTGTCAGAGCAGACTATTCGTTGGGAAGCGGTGCCGGAATCTCTCGGCACTTGAACTACATCATGGGCTTCTATGATAGAGGCTTGCAGGTTTATTGGGATGCCAACGCGGCCCCCAATGGGTCTGGAATTGCATTGTCTCCTGCGCTTAGTGCCTCCTACACCACCGGTACGGCTAACGGCCACACGATACAAGAATTGGCTGATGTGACATATTTTGTGTCTCTGGATAAGGAGTATGGCCCCTCAGTGCAGTCTATGCAAGGATTGCAGATGTCAAAAGTGAGTGATGTTTACGTTGATAAAATGCTCCAAAACGTGAACCTCTCTCTTCTACAGTCCACTGTCATCCGAGTGGCAGGGCATCCTCTGTATATTCTGAATTCTGGCGATGCTTTTTCTTTCACTCTTGTCTACGACATATCCACACAGATTTGGTCAACGTGGACGACAAGGGTCAGTGGGGTGGTAAGACCTTTTGCGGGTCGCTACGGGGCGCAAAACAACCTTGCACAGTATATGCAAGACACCTCCACGGGCCTTGTCATGGAAGTATTGCCTAATGTGTACACTGATGCGAATGGCACGATTCCTGTCTCCTGCACCACACCGAATTATGAGTGGGGGAATCTCAATTACAAGCGTTTCTCCTACATGCAACAAATTGCCGCTACCACGACCACCAGCATTAACATAAGCTTTACAGATGACGATTACCAGACCTTCAGCACCCCGCGATCGATAAGCCTCCAGTATCCTCGCAAACAACTGCGAAATTGCGGTGCGAGCCGTTCGAGAGCTTGGATGATGACACACGAAGACAACACCCCGTTGAGACTGTATGCTGTTAAGATTGCTGCAACGGTGCTGTCACGGTAAAAAGCATTTATTTGTAGAAATTAATCTACTTTAATTCCTATGGAAAATTCCATGAAAATTGCAATTGAGCCTTTCACCCTCGACCTCGCGGCGGAAATTACCCCCCTTGGTCAAGAGTGTTGGGATGAATGCTCGGAAATCAAGCAAGACACATGCGCCTACCATGGTCAACGAGGGTTGCCGATTGACCCGCACAATGAGCGGTATCTTGAAATGCAGGCTGGAGGGTTTCTTGTTGCGATGACATTGCGGGATGCCGAGGGGGTTTTGCAAGGTTATGCCCTGCTCATCACCTATCACAGTCTGCACCTTCGAAAAGAATTGTGTGGCAATGTGGACACCTTTTACGTGCGGCCGGCCCATCGCCAGTGCATGCCCCGATTCATGTCGAGCGTTGAAGCCGAATTCCGCACCCGTGGTGTCAGTGTCGTGGGATGGCCTGTCACCCGCACGGGGCTACTCTTCAAAATTCTCGAAAAGCGCGGCTACATCGCCGATGATGTGGTCATGGAACTCAAGCTCAAAGACCTTCCGAAGGGGGAGTAATCATGTGCGTAATCGCCGGAGCAGTCGGAGCGGGTGTGGCCGGAGCAGCAACAACATCACTTCTTGGTGGTGGCGGAGGCGGAGGTTCCCAACAAGCAGCAAGTGCCGCTGACCCTTTTGCATCGCAACGCCCGCAGTATCAAACCATGCTGGCCAACCTCATCAACAACCCCTCTTCGGTGACCAGCACGCCGGGGTATCAGTTCCAAATGGATCAGGCTCTGAAGGGTGTGGAAGGGTCGGCTGCGGCCAGGGGCATGCTTAACAGTGGGAATGTCTTGTCTGCATTGACTACCCAAGCCGGTAATGAAGCCTCCACGCAGTACTACAACCAAGCAGAGCTTTTGGCTCAATTGGCTGGCGCAAACATCGGCTCCCCTGGCACTGCCGGCCAGATTCTGCAAGGTCAGAACCTTGCTAATCAGCAAAGTGCCAGCGCCCTTGGCAACCAAGTGGGAGGGCTTGTGCAACAAGGCATCAACAGCAACGCTTTCCAGAACTGGTACAACCCCGCCAGTGGCTCCTTCAGCGGTGGTGACTTCTCTGGGGCCTTTGCCGATACCTCCACGGGTTATTCTGGTGGTGGTAACGTTTACGGCTTCAGTGTCTAAAGGGAGCCCATCATGGCAGGCTTTTTGACAAATCTCGGGCTGGCCGCCGGGCGAAACATCATCACAGGCCAAGAGCTTCAAGAGAAGCAAGAAGACATTGACCTGAAAAAGCAGCAAATCGCGATGGGGCAGATCGCCATTGCCAATGCCCAACGCCAACAGCAAACCCAGCAGGCTGTGGGGTCGTTCTTGTCATCTGAAGCAGCCAAAGACGCAAGCAACGTGACGGACCCGGTGAAGGCTGCGGGGATGCTTGAAAGAGGGGCGCAAGTTGCCCTGCAAGGTGGTGATTTTGTCACCGCAAACACGATGGGGGAATTGGCGAAGGGCAAGCTTCAGGAGGCCAAGGAACAAGCCGCAGCAGTGGCGCAGCAACAGCAAGTGAAGAAAGAAGCCTTGGCGAATGCTGCTGATGACTACGCCGCCAATCCTACCCCGGAGGGGTACAAGGACTTGGCACGCAAAGCCATTGATGCGGGGCAGAATCCGACCCAAATTCCCATGCCAGGAACTCCGCAGTTTGCTTCGTGGCTCAATAACCAACAATTGGCCTCGAAGACTGCTTCACAAAGGGCTGACTTCGTGCAGAAAGCCTATGAGATGGATCAGAACCGTCGAGCAAGGTTACAAGAGCATGCGGAAACTGAAAAGCGTTTGCTCATGGAACATCGCGACAATGTGATGCTTCGCGAAGCCATGATTCAAGCAAAAGAGAAAACTGCCGAAGAAAAAGCTCCCAAGACTCAAACTGTTGGTGATACCACCTACGAATATGATCCTTCTGGCAAACTTCAGGGGGATCGCAATCTGCCTGATAAGGCATGGGTGGCTCTTGGCCAAAAAATGTCAGCGCAACAGATGGCTGGAGCCTCTCGTGGAACCTATGCGGCAGCGGAAATCCATCGTGCATTGTCTAATGTGATGAAGTTTGATCCGGGTACTACAACCAGCCCATTCGCGCATTTGGGAGCCTCTACTCCTGTGGAAGCATTGACCAAAGTCGGGTTTCAAAAGCTCACACCGGCGCAAAGTCAGGCCTTGCAGGTCAATGCCGCTGGTTTGGGCAGTTTCATCGCCTCCCTCGATTCTTCGATGGGTGGGCGTATGGCTGCGGGCGAGCAGCAAGCCCATCTTCAAGATATGGCAACACCGGGGCCAGGGGACTCTGGTTACACAGCCTTGTATAAGATCGCCAATGCTAAGGAAATGGCAGTCACGGCCCTCAAATACCTACCTGGTAATATTTCGGAGACAGAGAAAGGCAAAACCCTTATCGATGCCTACAATAAGGACATTCCTTTCTCTACTGATGATGTTATCAAGATGATGAAGGCAGATCCCCACAGCCAAAAAGACGAAGCACAAATCCGAAGGCTGGTGGAAGATTCTGCTAAGATTAAAGAGAACATCAAAGAAGCAGCCCCGGAGGGTGTAGTCTTGCCCGGCTCAGGCACTGGCAATGCTCCCGCCGACTTGCCACCTCTCCCAGCTGGTGGTGGTCTGCCCCCCGGCGTAACAGTGAGGATTCATTAACATGCCCGACTTCACATTTGACCTGCCGGACGGTCGTTCTGGGACTGTTACAGCTCCGGAAGG